TGTTCAATACCCACTACAGATATCTTTAGAAAAATATTTTAACAATTTACAGCTTCCTTCATATCACCCTTTACAAATTCCATAAAAAAATGTAATTTGAGTAAATGTTTTCTAAAGAAATAGTTTTTTCAGCTCAAGAAGATTATGTAAATTTAAAGGAAGATTACCCAACTCCTATCAAATTAAATATTCCAGATTGGTATAAAAAATTAGAACATTCAGTTTTAAAAAAAACTGTTAAGGGGTGTATACCTTTTTTAGATACTTTAACAACTGGGTATTTATTAAAAATGCCACAAGATTTTTTTGTACAACATTATGTGAAGGCTGTAAATGAAAAAAATCAACCAATAAGAGATTCCTTCCAAACTTTTAGTTTATTTAACAAAGCTCAACTATTACATGGAAAAGGTTTAAATTTAAATTCTTTTGTTGAAGGGCATCCTATTAATCAATTAGAAGGATCCCCATTAATTGAAAAAAATAAAAATTTACCTTTTCATAAAATTTTAAACCCGTGGAAAATAAAAACACCTAAAGGTTACTCATCTTTATTTGTTCCACCACTGAATAATACAGACGATAGATTTTCAATACTACCAGGGATAGTAGACACAGATTCTTTTGATACAGAAATTAATTTTCCTATAGTTATAAACGGGGATAAATATCCTACACTAGAAACACTTATAAAAAAAGGAACTCCCTATGTTCAAATAATACCATTTAAAAGAGACAATTGGAAAATGAGTATTAAAAAAACAAAAGAAAAAGACTTAATAAACAAAAATCTTTTTTATGGACTTTCTTTATTTAATGTCTATAAAAATAAATATTGGCATAAAAAGACATGGAAATAAAAAATTTTGTAAAAATTTATGACGAAGTTTTACCTTGGCAAGGTGTAAGTAAACTATTAAAATTTACAAATTTTTCAGTGGATAAATTTGAAGCAGCTAAGGTTGGTGGGGGGAAAGAAGCAAGGGTTAATTTTAAGATTAGAAATACTTTTAATTTAGACTTAAATAATTGTGATAACAGTCTCACGAACGTGCATTGGTATTGTTTATTATTTAAACTTTTTAAAACACATATAGGAAAATATATAAATGATTTAAAAGTTTCTGTACCCATTAAAAGTATATCTTCTATTAGTATTTTAAAATATGAAAATAAAGGTTTTTATACTTGGCACACAGATCATTTTGAAGATATTCCTAGAACATTAAGTTGTATACTACTTTTAAATAATGACTATGAAGGAGGTAATTTATGTTTTAGAAATCCTGATGGGTCTGGAGAATGGGAAGTTGAAGTTAAACCCAATAGATTAATTATTTGGCCAAGTGGGTTTTTATATCCACACACAGTTAAGCCCGTAACGAAAGGAACAAGGTATTCAGTTGTAGCATGGGCACTATAAAAGATTTTAAATATAAATTAATTAAAAATTTTTTAACTCGAGAAGAAATTAAATTATTAAATGATTATTGTAGAATAAAACACAGAATAAATTTTGAACGTTTTGATTTTGTACAAGGTGATAATGGAGATTCTTTTTTTTATGGTGATCCATTAATGGAGTCGTTAATGTTACAAAAATTAGATTTAATGGAAAAAGAAACTGGTTTAAAATTATCTCCTACTTATGCATTTTGGAGAATGTATTCTAGATTTGCTGATTTAAAAAAACATAAAGACAGAGAAGCCTGTGAAATAAGCGTTACAGTAATGATTGGTTCTGATGGAACAACTTGGCCAATATATATAGAAGGAACTGAAATTAATTTAGAACCAGGTAGTGCAGTAATATATTTGGGATGTGAACTAGAACATTGGAGAGAAGAGTTTAATGGAGATTGGCATGCTCAAACATTTTTACACTACGTTGAAAAAGATGGTCCATTTAAAAATGAATTTAGAGATAGACGATTATTATGGGGGATGCCTAAAAATAACTAAATAACAGGTATATAAAAATGAATAAATTAGATTGTTTTTGGTCCTCTATATATTACCATAACATAAACGATTGGATAGATCCTATAAATTCTGTTTGTGATCAATACATAAATCTTTCAAAAGAAAGATATAAAGATAAAATAATTAATGGCAATGATTTTGGTCTGAACTATTGTTCTGAATTTACAGAACTATCCTCTGACAAAAGATTAGAAGAGTTCAAAAATTATATATTTCAAACTTCATTTAATATTTTAGATGAACAAGGATATAATATGAATTTATATAATTTAGCTTTAAAACACATGTGGGTGCAAGAATTTCCAAAAAGTGGAGGAGGTCATCATAATTCTCATGTTCATCCTAATTCTCATATTTCTGGATTTTATTTTTTAAAATGTTCAAAAAAAACATCTTATCCACTTTTTCACGATAGTAGAATTATGAAAAAAATGACTCAATTAATTGAAAAAACAAGAGAATCTATAACTAATGCTTCAGAACAAATTTCATTTGGAATCGAGCCAGGTATGTTTATTTTTTTTAATTCTTACCTAGAACATCAATTTACACTCGATAGTGGAAAAGATGAATTTAGGTTTATTCATTTTAATATACAAGCAGTAGAAAAAAGTGTATAATAAATTATGATATTTAAACAACATGATGACGGTTCTTGCGATATAGAATTTTCTTGGAAAGAAAGAATTACTCTTTTAAGAAAAGGAAAAATTCATTTATCCGATGAAAGTTTTAAACATTTTGGCAATCATTTAATAAAAATGATAATGGATTGGAATTCTAAATTTAAAAAAGAACTTGATCAAAAACAAACTTTTTCTGATACTGAAATTAAAAGTAAATAAATTTTTGTATTAATGGAAGAAATTAAAACCATAAAAAGTTTTTTATCTAAAGATCATTGTACGAATTTAATAAATCGTTTTAAAAATTACAATGGTAAATTTGAAAAATTTAATAAAAGGTTTTTACTTAAACTTTTAAAATACCCTGAAGACACTTTATTTAAAGAAATAATTAATCTATATCATTTACCTAATCAAAAAATTGAAAATATAGAAATTTTATTTTGGGAAATTGGAGAAAGCCATCCTTGGCATACCGATAAAGTTTTTTATAAATATACTACAATTACATATCTCAATGAAGGATATGTAGGCGGTAGAACAATAATAGAAAATACTACCATAGAACCTGAAACAGGAAAATTTATTGGTTTTAATGCAGACAAAATGCATTGTGTTACAGAATTAAAATCTGGTGAACGTTTTGTTTTAATTTGTTGGTATAATCCATCAGTTGTCTAAATATCACTTATAAGGTATAATGATTAATGCCTTTAAAAAAAATACCCGTAGCTCCAGGCTTTGATAAACAAGATACAGCATCTCAAGCAGAAGGTCGCTGGATTGATGGAGATAACGTACGTTTTCGTTATGGAAGCCCTCAGAAAATAGGGGGATGGGAGCAGTTATTATCAAGCACACTAGTGGGTGCTGCACGAAATCAATGGATATGGGCAGATCTTAAAGGTAATCGTTATTCAGCTATTGGCACTAACAAAGTATTAGTTATTTATTTTGAAGGTGCATTTTATGATATTACACCTGTTGATGCTGTTCTAACAAGTTGTACATTTAATACATTAACCGGCTCAACATCTTTAACGGTTAATAAAGCTGGACATGGGTTAACTGTTGGAAGAATTGTTAAATTTACCGCAGTAACACCACCCACAGGAACAACCGCAGGAAACTTTACAAATTTATTTGAAGTTATAACAACACCTTCATCAAGCACTTTTACAGTCACTTTACCAACTGCATCAACCGGAACAGCTAGTACTTCAGGTTCTGCTTCTTGCACACCTTACTTTGATTTTGGTCCCTTTGGACAAACTTATGGATATGGTTATGGTACATTTAACTGGGGTGGATTTAGTTCAACAGTTACTCAAAATGCAATTAATGTTATGGGGGGAATAAATAATTCAACTGGAACTATTTTAATAGACTCAGAATTAATAACTTATACAGGTTTAACAGGAACAACTTTTACTGGATGCGGTAGAGGAGCCGAAGGTACGGCTGCAGCATCTCACGCAGATAATGCAATAGTTTATGATGCAGCTACTTATGTTGGTTGGGGTGAAGCATCTTCAGTTCAAACATCGATTAGGTTAGATCCAGCAAACTGGTCCCTAGATAACTTTGGACAAATATTAGTAGCAACTATGCATAATGGCCCTACATTTACTTGGAATCCAGATTCAGGTCTAACTACAAGAGCAGTGATCAATGCTTCAATGCCTCAAAAATCTGTTATGACTATAGTATCAGACAGAGATCGTCATCTTGTTCATCTAGGTACTACAACGACTGTAGGTGGAGCAGTTC